ACTATATAGAAAAGGTAGTAGGTTCAAAAGTTCAAGAACATGGATTTAAAAACGAAGATCAAGTTCAAGCTGTAGCTGATTGGAAAGAGGCATATACCCCTATCGCTGAGCGAAATTCACAATTCACAGTTTTAAGAGGAGGTGAGAGTTATCCTAATGGAGTTGTAACTCCTAAATCAGGTACAAAGAGTCAAAATCCTTCTAAAAGTCAAGAAATTTATTTGAATGAAGATCAAGGCTTTCCTTCTACAAATGCTTCTAGTTCTGAAGTTAATAGTAGTAGCAATCAAGTAAATTCTTATTCAAATTATAATGTTCAACCCTCTCGTAGAGTAGTTCTCAACCCTTCGGTAGCTGATTATGGTGACGATGAGAACCCGGCTACAGAAGGAGGAAGTTTTGACCCTACTATTGAAAAAGAAAAATTAGATGAAGAAATAACAAGACTACAAGAAGAAAAATTAACTGATTTAGAACTTAAAGCATTTGGCGATGGTCCTAATGTAGGTGGAGATGATCAAGAGTTTACTTTTAGAAATAAAGTTATTATGGTTGGAGCTACTTTTAATGATTATCCATCTATTAGATTTGATGATACAGGAAGATCGACTCCAGGAAGAGTAACTGTAGGTACACATGCAGGTGCGTATGTAGATGTAGAGTCAGTTCCTCATGTAGAAGAAGTTGATAATAGTAAATTTCCAGTTGGTAACTATACTGTACAGGCAGCTAACAAATATAATATTAGTGTAGGTTCTGGGGGTATAGATGTAAAAACTACTGGACCTGTCGAAGTAGGTGCTACAAGTTATAAACTAGCTGCCCATAAAGTTACTATTAACTCTTCTAAAGGTATACATATAGGTAGTGAAAATTTAGTTGAAATAAATTCTTTAAAAAATATTTCTCTTCGCTCTAATAAACAAATTTATATCGAACCAGGATTAGGAGTTAAAAATAATTTAATAGTTGGTGGAGGTAGCTATCTTCAAGGAGAAACTTATTTACATCATGTAACTGCTCCTGCAGAGTTACAACAAACAGAAGATACAACAGTATTTGGTAAATTAGTAAATGGGTTAAAATTTAGAGCTGATATAGATTTAGGATTTCCTCTAGGTACTATTCGTAATTGTCCTATAACTATTAGATCTAGTGATAATGATATAATAGAAATGGTTCCTCATTCACATCACTTTAAAAATCTACCTTTAAGATTAACAGAATCTGGAGCTAATATAAGAGAGATGGCTAGTGCTGAAGATATAAATGTAGATGGTTTTAGTACACCAGCATTGCCTATAGGACATGGAAAAAAGAATCCTAGTACTACTCCAGCTGCTCCTATACCATTAGAACGAGAAAATGAAAGTACCTTGCTACCTCATGATAGAAGAAGAGTTAATATTGATGGTGATATAAAACCGCCTTTTCCTCAGGTTGAAAAAGATGGTTCTTTTGCTAAAGAAACGCCTACTAATTAGACTATTTCATCAACTAGACCATATTCTAAACATACTTTACTATCAAACCATAAGTCATGCTTAAGAATTTCATCAAGCTTTTTCATCGGTAAATTAGTATACTCTTTGTAAATCTTTTTTATAGTAGCCATAAGATGTTTATTATTTTCCATATCATCTTCAAGCTCTGTATACTTACCGTATACACCAGCGCTTAATTGATGTATAAGCATCTTAGAATATTTTCCTATAAATCTCTTTTTACATGCAACAGAGATAATAGTAGCTGCAGAAGCAGCTGCTCCTTCTATATAAGAATGAACATCACATTTTAAATTTCTAATAACATCAACAGTAGCTAGTCCAGCAAAAAGTGAACCTCCGTATGAATTTATTCTTAAATTTATAACCGGTTTTATATCTAAAAATACTTTAGTAACTGAAAGTTTTTTATCTAATTCATATAAAGAAGCATTTAATTCTAATGCATTACTTTCTAAAATATCACCATAAAAATATATGTTATTCTCTACAGTTTTAGTTACTGACCCTCCTCCGGATGCTCCTGCATTTATATATTGTGATGTATTAGTTTCAGTACCTTCTTCTTGATTATCATATTTCCATTTCATATTTAAATTGAGTTTAACTTTCGCATGTTGTGCATTCATTTAAAGAACGAGCTAACTCTTGCGCAGGATTAGCACTCCGTTGATAGTATAATGACTTAATACCGTTTTCCCAGGCCCATACAATAAGCTCATTTACTTCTTTAGGTTTAGTTTTAGGAGGAACTTGTATATTAATAGATTGACCTTGGTCAATATATGGTTGACGTTGAGCTGCTTGAATAAGAATTTCTTTTTGAGATATTTCTCCAAAAGTTTTAAATACTTCTTTTTCGTGATCAGTTAAAAACTTTAAGTGTTGAACTGATCCACCTTTTTGCAATATACTTTTCCAAGTAGGTATATCATCTTTATCATACTGCTTGAGTACTTTAGTAAGTTCAGGATTTTTATAAGTAAATTTACCTTTTGCGAGGTCTTTAGTAAAGTAATTACTATTAAGAGGTTCTATTGAAGGGCTAATTTGACCTAAGATAAATGAGCTACTGGTAGTAGGAGCTATAGCTACTAAACAACTATTACGTAAGCCATACCCTTCCATGAGTGAAGGTACACCATATTCGATTGCCATCTCTTTTGAAGCAACAATTGTTCTTTCTTGAATAGTTTTAAAGATAAGAGAGTTTTCTAGCTTAGCTTCCATTGACTCAAAAGCAATACTCTCTTGCTGTAAATATGAATGCCAACCTAATACCCCTACACCTAAAGCTCTTTGCGTTAAAGCAAACTTATGAGGCGATTCCATATTCTTAACCCCTCTAGTTTTATTAATAAACTCTGTCATAACCGCATCTAAAAAGTATGTTAGAGTTTCAATAGCATCAGTTTCTACAATCTCTTTCCATTTAGCAAGATTAAGAGAGGAAAGATCACATACAAATGATTCATCTTCTTCAGAAGATAAGAAAATTTCAGTACATAAGTTTGAAGCATGAATACGCTTACCTTTATCTTTATATACTTGAGGTGCATTATTATTAGCATTATCTGAAAAGAAGATATAAGGATACCCGGATTCGTAACGCTTCTTAATAACTTTACCCCATATATTACGTTTCTTTTTGTCCCCAGCTAACATAGACTCCATCCACTCATCACTGACAGTAACACCTATAGATAAGTCTTGTATAGCATTTCCTTCTCCTCTTATGCCTAGAAACTCTTCAATATCACCATGATCAATAGGTACATAAGCAGCAAAAGAGCCTCTACGTACGTTGCTTTGTGAGATATAGTTTGTTAAAGCATCGAAAACTGTTAACTGATGATGAACACCAGTAGATGTACCACCTGTTGAAATTGCAGCTCCTCTTGGTCTAACATCACCAAAATAAGCAGATGTACCGCCACCTACTTTAGACATAGTGCCTACTTCAGCAACCTTACCTAGAATCTGCTCCATATCATCAGGAATATAAGATCCAAAACATGAAATAGGTAACCCCCTCTCTCTACCGAAGTTTGACCATATAGGAGATGATAGAGAATAGAACCCCTTATGCATATAGTCTATGAATTTATCTGCCCAGCCATCAATACCTAAATATTCTTGCGCTTTATACGCAATATCTTCTATTCGTTGTTCAGGATTTTCACCAGGTAATAAATACCCTCTCTCAAGAAACTTACGAGAATCTTCGTTAAGCCAATAAATGTCACTCATAATAATATAATCTTCTAGAATAGATCATCTTCATCAAATGACTGACTCTTTTTAGAGTACTCAACAGGTCGTGAATGAAAGAAATCAGTCATATTGTTTCCAAGAAGTTCTTCTTCAAACCACATTGTAGCCTCTAGAAGTTCATTATCAACGTCAAATACGGGTTTAAATCCAATTTGTTCAAGAGAAGAATTAATTCTATTCTTTATAAATTCTTTTACAGTATCAGCATCTAGACCAGGCTCTTTAATACCATTAATCATCCAATCAACTATTTTAGCCTCTGAGTTATATGCTTCAATAGCTTCTCCTCTTATGCGTTCTTCTAACTCATCATCAAATAGCTCTGGTAGTTCTTCGCGTATAGTGTTTATAATTTTAATACCTACTAAAGCATGAATATTTTCTTCATTTCGGGTGTATTTAACTTGCTGATCAGTATCTTTTAACACGTTTTTAAATCTTGCAAACCAGTTTATAACATAAAATTGTGAAAAGAGAGAAACATTCTCAACAAATAAAGTAAAAAGAGTCAAAGCATATAAATATTGCTTTTTAGAACTGCTATAAAACTTATGTGTGTATTTTCTAAGATACTTTACTCGTCCTTGAATAAAGTCAAGTTTAAGATTTTCCTCAAATATATCCTCCATATCAAGTACAGTTAGAAGTCTTTCATAAGCATTATTATGAATTACTTCAGTATTAGCCATAACATAACCTAAATCTTGAAGTGCTGGGTGTGGTAAATTTTCACCTAACTTAGCCCAAAAACTTTTTACAGCAACTTCAATTTGACCAATAGCAGATAATACTCTTACAACAATCTCTCTTTCTTGATCAGTAAGCTGTGTCTTAAATTGTTGAACGTCTGACGCAAAAGAAAACTCTTTATCAGTCCAAAATCCATTATGCATAGATTCTATAAATTGTTCCGTCCAAGGATATAGATTTGGCTTTCTAGATAGCTGTTCCGTAAATATAGTACTCCCGTCCATTATATACTCCTACTTTACTGTACTGGAATTGAGGTTTGTAAACTACCATGTGGGAGAGCAAAAGTCTTTACATGCTTTTTTCCTGCTGCTTCAACTGTAACAGTTAGTATGTGGCCGGCTATGTAAGGTTGAGATACTATATTACCACCAACAGTAATAACTCTATATAATTGTCCGGTTCCTGCTTCGAATATTTTTACTGTAGTATTCGAGCCCTGCTGTGCGATAAATTGTTTAGTCTTGCTCATAGTCTCTGATATTATTTATAAAATGAGTAACTTCTGGATCAGATTTATGTGTAGCAAAGTTTAAAGTATTTGATATTTTTTTTGCAGTATGAGAAGCTTGAATCTTATGAAACTCAATGAGTTCTACCAACACCTGAGAATCAGCGCCCGGAATTCCTTCCTCATTTACATTTAATATATTTCTTATTTCTTGAATCGAATAACCTTTATTGAGATAGTTTTTAGCTTTCTGGGTTATAAAATATTTTTTAAGATTATTTTCATCGGTATAGTCTCTTACTTTTTTATCATAGTAGTCTTGACTGTAAGTATAACTCTTACCAGTTATTAAACACGTAATTTTTCTGCTAGCCATATATTATATTAATCTATTCCCACGGAAAAACAATCCACTTATCATCTGGTACAACACTTGCATAATAATTAAGGTAATCCCGATGCTTTAATTTTGTAAAAATACAAGCTCTACAATGTTCAATATCTGCTAAAGTTAATCTGTTACTCAACCACTTTACAGTCTCACCTGTATCGCATATATCATCAACAACTAATAGTTTACTATCTTTTGTAAATTGATTTAGTTTAATATCATGATTAACTTTTATTTCATTTTTTTCTTTACCAATATATGAGCTTACATTACAAGTTAATAACGGTAAATCTAATTCATAACTAATTATAGTACCGGGTATTAAACCACCTCGTCCAATGCCTAATATATGAGTAAAGTTACCCTCTTTAGCTCTTGAGCCTAACAACCGAGACATAACATTTATTTCATCAAAAGAAAACTTTAAAACTTCCATAACCTATTATATAGTAAAACTTATTTTTTTCAATAAATATATATGTGAACGATTTTGAAGAGTTACAGAAAATATATGAAGGATATAGAGGGTTAGATTATAATCCTGGTCCTAATGCTAAATACACTGCTAACATGTCACCTACTGGTTATTCTTATAGAAAGGGTCAACTACCTACTGGTTACCCGGGAGCAGGAGGTTATTCACAATATAATGCAGGGCAAGCAGGTTATTATCAAACACCTACCGTAGCAATAATAGCAGATGAAGAGATTGAAGCTGCAGAAATTATTAACTTAGATGTTATAGAAAAGATCGACCAGCTAATGGAAGAAGCAGAAGAAGATGGTATGGAATATGCTGTTTTACAGTTGTCGAGATTAAAAGAGCATATTATTTCTCTTTCTCAATAGGGTATACTTTGTTGAGTAGTATGCTATTAACTAGATAGATAAGATAGCAACTGCTACTGCTATACAAAGCAAAAAGAATATTATTGTAACTGCTAGCATAAGTTCCTATGATAAGACCGGTCCAGAAACCTGTGCAAAGAGAGCAGTTTAACAAATCCTTAAAGAATTTAATTTTAGTAATTTTGTCTCTAACAAAATTAAAAATTTTTGCCTCCATTAAAATATAACAGAGTCCATAAGAAGTAAAGGTATAAAATAATAAATCAGCCACAAAGCAACTCTTCGTCACCGTCGATAGTATTTACTGCATCGCCCATAAGCTTAAGCTCTTCTTTCTTCACAATAATTGTATTACCGTCATCATCAGTAACTTTATAGTGATCGTCATCAATTTTTTCGACGACAGGACAACCAGCTTTCCCACAACATATCCTAACACTACTTTCTGTGAGTCTTTTAATCATATAATTATTTATTAAAAGCAGCCTCTAATGCACTCTTTATTTTGTCTTCTGCACGAGAATCCGGATCATCTTTTCTCCCTGGTGAGATCTCTCTATGTGTTGTTACTGTTGAAAGATCTTTTGGCCACCCCCACTTTTCGAATCTAGGGACTAGCCATTCAACTGCAGAAGCTACTTCATCATCAGTTAACTCTCTTGTATGCGTATTACCACTAAAAGATAAACCTAATAAAAAGCCATTACAGTTTGTACGGCCATTAAAACTTGATTTACCTGCATGCCAGCACCGACGATCATCATCAGCAAAAACTGTTCTTTCACCATTAGTATCTATAAGACAGTGATATGATACCTGCGACTTTGATTGACATATCCAACTTACTGAACCTGCATATGAACCCGACGAGTGGTGAAGTACTACCCCTTCAGGTCTAATTTTTGAGGAAGATATGTTTGGTGATGGTTTACTAATTTCTGGATATGTTCCGTCGACGGCACTTGATGCGACCTGAACCACTGCGGGTTCTTTACTTAAGCCTAACGCTTCTAAAATAGTTTTTGCTGTGTTAGGTCCATAAGCACCATCTGGAAGAGAATCAGTTTTTTTCTGAATAATTTTAGTAAGTTCTTCTTTAGTAAATCCTAGCTTACTTATAATTTTTAACGCAGTATTCTTACCGTAAATACCATCTGCTGTAGCTCCTACAGCCTCTTGAATTTTCTTTGTTGTATCTTTAAGTGCCATAAAAGTATTTATTAAAAAAGTTGTAAAATGTAATAGCTTAGATAAATACTTTTATGGATATGATACTTGAGTTTATTAGTGACAAACCATGGTTTGGCTTAATCGCAGCTATTATTGCTGCAGCTGCTGCTTTTTGTGCTGCAACCCCAACTCCTAAAGAAGGAAGCTGGGTATCTAAGATCTACAAAGTTGTAGAGTTTTTAGCACTTAACATCGGCAAGGCTAAAGCAAAAGCTGTAGTTGAAGAAAAAGTTGAAGAGACTGTAAAAGATGCAGTTTCTAATGTTGTTAAAAAAGCTACTAAAAAATAATTAACCGTGGCTGGTGGTTTGATAAAAGGCGTATTACGAGCCTTAGTTGCTTACTTGGAGCTAAGGAATAAGACGCATTATCACCGCGTAGTTACTGAGTCTAGAGATAAACAGAAAAAATTAATAAATGAAATTGAAACATTACGCACTGCTGGCGATGTCGATTCTAATGATCGGGCTGACATCTTGCGGGACGAGCTCCTCGACGAAAAGCGGCACCTTGAACATCTATCAGCCTTCTACCTTAAATCTGTCGAAGGGAGTACCGATTCAAAGTAAAGAGGGAGTATACACTCCACAAACTGATGAAGTTTGGCATTCTGATGCGCGCTTTAGAAAACTTGAAAGGCAGCTTTACTTTAAGCCTACATCTAGCAAATAGCATAATATAGGTTATAATATAAGCCTATGAGTAAGGGAGACAAACCACGACCTCTTTCTGTATCCTATAAACAGTATAGTGATAACTACGAAGCTATTTTTGGTTCAAAAGATGAATATGAGGATAAAATTATCTACGATGACTTAACAGAAGAAGAGATAGCAGAAGCAGAAAAGCGTATCGATATTATTGGGCAAAATGGTAATGATGGTCTTCATTATGATGAAGTAGATGGAGAATCTTGAATACATCTTTCCACAAGATCTTAAAATGTGGGCAAAGAGCGCAGGTCGTAAATTTTTAGAAGCTCAAGAAAAAGTTAACGCGTTATCTACTAAAAATATCTCAGCAAGCGCGTATTGGGATGAAAATGGTGATGTTGCAATAATAACAGAAGAAGGTAAAATATATACATATGGCAAAACAAAATAATACACCATCGTGGAAGATAAGTGATAGAAAACCTAAGAAAACTAGACAAGGAATTTCTAGAAATTCTAAAGGTCATAAAAAATATAGAGGACAGGGCGGTCCTTGTAAACGAAGAAAGAAGTAGGTTTCTACGTTAAAGACGTATAAATATTGTTATGGTGAAAGCTATAACAATATTTTTATGTCTACTTTGCTCTAATATTCAAGCAAATCAAACGATAGATCATAGTAAAGAAATAGATAAAATTATTGCTAATGATCTTAAAAATAAAAGGATTGAGTTGCCTATAGTAGTTAACCCCTTCATATTTGTAAGGAGGGCATATATAGATATTGCTGGAAGGGTACCTACATACGAAGAATGGAAAACGTTTATAAAGAGACCCGACAGAAAAAAATTAATTGAAGATCTTCAAAACTCTAAAGGTTATACAGAAAGTATGTTTAACTTTTATGCTGATCTTCTTAGAATAAAGAGACGTCTTTCTAACAATATTGATGGTGATACATATATAACTTGGGTTAAACAAGAAATAGAAAACAATACACCATATGATGAGTTTGTAAAAAAGATATTAACTGCGGAAGGTAACATATGGGAGAATCCAGAAGTGGGTTATTTCTTAAGAGATGAAGGAATGCTTCTCGATAATGTTAGTAATACATTTCAAGCTTTTGCTGGAATGAATATAAGTTGTGCACAATGTCATGATCATCCATTTGATGATTGGACGCAGATGGATTATTATAATATGACAGCATTCTTCACTCAGTTAAATACTAGAGGTAAAAAAGAAGATAGAAAGGAGTTTCAACGATTAAGAAAAGAAGCTGAAGAGTTAGATAAGTCCGGGAAACAAAAAGGTTCTACTAATAGAATAGGACAATTTTATAGACATGGATATCAGCATACTATAGTACAGGATCAAGATAAGAAATTAAAGCTTCCAGATGATTATAAGTATAGAGATGCTGAACCCGGTGAAGTGGTAAAAGCTGAAACAGCAGTAGGAGACAGAGTTAAAGAGAAGCGTAAGAGAGAAGGGTTAAGAGAGAATTTTGCCAACTGGTTAGCTAATGATACACATCCAACATTTGCTGCTAATATAGTAAATCGGTTATGGGATAGATCGTTTGGCTTTCCATTAATAGATAATTTAAATGAAGTAGCTTTATTTGATGAAGTAAAAGATGGTCGTAATACTCGATTAATAGAATACTTAGTTAAAGTGATGAAAGAGGTTGATTATGATTTAAAGAAGTTTAATAATATTTTATATAATACAAAGTTCTATCAAGCTAAAATTGACCCAGATAACGAATTTAAAGGGCCTGTTTTAAGAAGAATGACTAGTGCACAACTATGGGACTCTATAGTGACTTTATATCAAGGTGACCCGGACAAGTGGCAACCTAAGGACAGGAAGCAGGATTACATAGATCTCTTTACAGGTTTACAATCTATGCCTGTCAATGATGCTTTAAAAAAATGGGACCAGTATACTAAAATAAGAGGCAGTTATTATGAAGGTGCACCTAAAATAAAAGGTAATTTAGTAATAAGATCTTCACATATATTCGAAGGACGTAACGCTAATTTTTTAAGAGAGTTTGGTAGATCGGATAGAGAGCTTATTGAAACAGGTAACGAACAGCCAAACATAACCCAAATATTAAATTTAATGAATGGGGGTGTAACACAAGCACTTCAAGATAATAACGGGTACGTAGCTAGCCAAGCTAAAGATATGAAACGTGAATTAGGAATGAATATAATTTTTATATCTTATATAGGAAGAGCTCCTAATGATAAAGAGAGAGAATTATTAAAAGACGCAAGTTATGAAGATATAGTATGGATACTAATTAACTCGCATGAATTTAAACTAATAAGCTAATATGAACAGACGACTATTTATACAAACCCTAGCAGCATCTACTTACGGTCTAAAGACATTAGATGCTAAAGATGTACCTATAGCTTCAAAAGCTAAAAATGTTATTTACATTTGCTTAGACGGGGGTATGAGCCATATAGATTCTTTTGATCCTAAAGATAATAAAGATGTAATGGGAGATACAACAAAGATAAGCACAAATGTAAGTGGAATAGAATTAGGTAATAGGTTACCAAAATTAGCAGAAGTAGTAGATAAAATGTCTATTATAAGATCAACACATTCTAAAACAGGAGCACATGAACAAGCTCAATATCTTAATAGAACATCTTATAGGCAAATAGGTAGTATAGTACATCCAAGTTTGGGTTCTTGGGTAGCTCATATTCAAGATAGAGAAAAAGATATTCCTGATTATGTTTTAATTTCTGGTTCTTCTGCTCATCCTAATTCTGGATTCTTACCTAAGGTTAAATCTCCTCTACCTATTATAGATCCTAATGGAGGGTTAAAAAATTCTAAAGTAGATAGTAAACTTGAAGAAAGAATGCATATATTACGAGAGATCAATAGTAAGTTTAAAGCACCTCTAGCTACAGAGTATAATGAGTTCTATGATAATACAGTAAGATTTTTAAAATCTAAAGATTTAGAATTATTTGACTTAACTAAAGAGAGACCAGAATCTAGATCTAGATATGGTAATACTAAATTAGGCCAAGGTTGTCTTTTAGCTAAACGTTTAATTAAAGGTGATATTAAATTTATAGAAATTAATAACGGTGGTTGGGATACCCATGTAGATAACTTTACTAAGTTAGATAATAAACTTAAAGAAGTAGATGATGCTTTAAGTGCATTAGTATTGGATTTAGATAGCGAAGGTCTTTTAGATACTACACTTATAGCTCTTGTGACTGAGTTTGGTAGAACGCCAAAGATAAATGTTAATGATGGTCGTGATCATCATCCATCTTGTTATTCAACAGTTCTTATCGGTGCAGGGGTTAAAGGCGGCTACGTGGCTGGGGAGACTAATAAGACGGCATCTAAAGTAATTAAAAACCCATATACAATATCTGATGTTAACGCTACAATAGGGAGAGCGTTAGGTCTCCCAGTAGAACAAGAGTTTCTCTCACCAACTGGTAGACCATTTTATATAGCTGCAAAAGGTACACCTATTAAAGAAGTCTTAGCCTGATAGCCAATCTAAAAGAGACGAATACCAAGGGTATTTAACCAAGTATTCAATTTCAATCCACGTATGGTCGCCTGAACCCTCTAATATCATATACACGTGTGTATTATCGGATTTTTTTATACGCCATATTATATTGTCTTTATCTGGAGGTGTTATAAAATCCATAAAAAAAAGCGCTCCCGAAGGAGCGCTTTTAAGGGTTATAGTTAAATTAAAACTCGAATGAAAGACCAAGTCTAAGCTCGGTATCATCATCTTCAGCGTCAAAATCGTAACCTAAGGTATAAGTAGCAAATACTGCTTTACCATCACCGATCTCATACGATACACCAGCACCAGCACGAATGTCAAATCCAATATCGTCTGTATCAACCCAATTAAGGCCAACACCACCAATAGCAGAAACAGTACATCCATAAACTTCAGTCACATCATAAGATGCACCAAGGTCGAAATTAAGATCACCGCTACCAAATTCAACAGCGGGCTTAATATCTACCTCAAGCCCTGCAAGGGCGATTGGAGCAGTAGTACCAACAACAAGACTATAGTCACCATCAGTTTTTGAAACTCCAATGCTATAATCAGTTAATTCAACACCTGCTACAGTTGCAGCTGCAGCGGGTCCAACAAGGGCCACAGAAGCAAAGGCTAATGCAGCGAGTAATGTAGTTACTTTTTTCATATATCAATATTTATTATAATATTTAAATTTTAAATAGCAATACCTTTTTTATTCTTTATTTATGAAGGTATAACATAATTCTTATCAGGCGTTGGATTATCTGGGGGACTTGTAATTACCGATGCTACCTGTGACGCAAAAATTGCATTCCAATGACCTGATAAACCATTTAACATTGTATTTAAATTTGCACGTGTCCAAGCTGATTCTCTCTTCGGTATAAAATCACCATTATCAGCTTCCAAAGTTGTTGAAAATTCTGAAACATAATAATCTGCTGCGCCAGAGGTACTATTAGTAAACGTCATTCCTAGCTCCCACTCTACAACTTTATTACTGCTTATATAAGGTACCGCTGTGGAAAATTCTATTGTTACCGCCATATCTTTATTTAAGTTTTATCTGCAAGTATACCAGCATTTCTCTCCATTCTCTTAACTACTCCATCTCTCCCTTTACTCTTACGTCTTTTGTACTCTTTGTGATCAAGATATTCATTTGCAGCTTCTATATTTTTACCTTGTTGTAATAATTTAACCCAATTCATACCTGGTAATAAATCACCTCTATAACTAATATCAAGTAAAACAGCAGCTTGCTCATCATTTAAATCATTAAACGTCAAACCAAAAATACCTTTTACTCTCTCTAAATGATAGTTTAATCTCTTATTAAATAATTGTTCGGCAAATTGTGGTGAAATAGAGTTTCCGTATTTTTGTACCCATTTGTTTTTTGCTGCTCTAGAACCATCTCCAATCTTATGACCTATTCCTATAGTATATATACCTACATCATCAGTATATGGTCTTAAAAACTTTTTATTTCTTGGGTCGTTAATATCGTCACCATAAATTTCTACCGGTTTAATTAAATTTCCAGCTAAATTAAGTACCTCAGAATCTGATTTATCTGGTGGAAAATCTTCTACAGCTGTAATCGATTTCGTAGCTTTTCTTGTATCAGGTAGCTCAGGAGGAGTATAGCCGTTCTTATCACGTGTTTCATATTGTTTCAAATACTCTTCTGCTGCTCTATGAAAGTTTGTTGAAGGCATAATATCTTCAACTGTATCGATTGCATCAATTTTTTGTTCTATAGGCTCTGGTCGTTTATCCAGAAAATCTTGTATCTTATCTGCTGAAAAGGGTGCAGAACCTATAGCTAATAAACCTAAAACTATTTCTTTCATACCTTCGTCAAATTGCTGAGTCACGTATATATTTATTATAAAGAGGTTCCTATTGGTGGAGGTGAGGGGGATCGAACCCCTGTCCATTAAGTTGTCAAAACAACCGTCTACATACTTAGATATATTCTATTTTAAGGATATATGGCTATATCAACCGTCCTACATTTCTTTTAATTATGTTATGTTCTAATCTAGCTGCTTATTACGCTAATCGCTATATTAACAACTCATTGCGTTACCCAAACACTTTAATGAGAATCCATGTTTGTTTTCTACGCTGCTAAAAGCGCTTCTTCTTGAACCAAGAATGCATCTGGGTTGTTGAAGATGGCTTCTGCTTGCGCAAGAAGGTCTGCTTCTTCTTGTTCTGCAGTTATGTAATTAATCGGCTTTTAACGTGGCCAACCGATCAACCACGGTATGCGAGTTATAAATCCTACATAATGTCGAATCCATGGCACCCCCAAAGTTTATTTAATGCAGCTACAGAATATAACTGAACAACCGCATGTTTTATCACACTCACAGAGAGTGTAAAATATTACTTTTTTCCAGGCTTTGGTCCTTTACCTTTACCTTTACCTTTACCTTTTGGTCCTTTACCTTCAGGACGCTTACCTTCAGGACGCTTACCTTCAGGTCTAGAGCCTCTACGCTTTTTCATAGCATTTGCTGCAGCTTTACGTTCTTCTGCACTAAGCTTACCATCTCCGTCTTTATCGAATTTTTCAAGAAACATTTTTTTTCTAGCCTCACCAGCAGCTTTACGCTCAGCTTCATCCAACTTACCATCACCATTCTTATCAAATTTTTCAATCCACTGTTTAATACCTGGTTTACTTCGATCTTTTCTTCCTTCTTCCTTTTCAGGAGTACCACTTGCTACTGCAAGTCCTGCTGCAAATGCGACGAGCGCAAACAATTTAATTTTCATATATGTATTTATTATAATATAATGTTTACATAATGCTACTTAAAAACTGGATCTAATAGTAAATCTACAAATCTTTTAATAACCTTATATACTTTTGAAGTGGTTGTAAAGCCCCAACGCTTAGGTGCATCTTTACGTATAAAAGATCTAAAATCAGTACCCATTTCAGATTGTCTTGCATGCCAATCACATACCATTTCTGCAATCTGCGCGTCATTCATAGCAGTTATACCATCAACATGATACTCAGGGTGATGATCGTTAGTTTGTTGGTGTTGATGTATAGCTAATTTTAACGCTTCTTTATCTTCATCTCTATGTAATGTATCCCATTCTATGCCTTGAAATTTCGATAAGTCATGCTTACTACAACGTTGTAACAGTCTACGAGCAAGGTCTAGATCATTTTTTGTTTCAGCATTGTCAATAAGACGTGTAGCTAGTTTTACAGCTGAAGATCTTACCGCTTGAGTGTGCTCCCAGACAGATAATAATCGACGTCTATAGTCCTCCCTATCTTCAAGGGGGAGTGTAGAAGGACCTTCATTTTGATCTTTGTCCATAACATACTACTAATTTGCTTTAGTGCCTGCAATAAAGGCTTTTTTTATTTCACTCTTAACTATATCAATAATAGAATCTACATATTGATTAGCTTTATGTTCTGGCTCCTCATTAGACTCTTCTGCATCTGCTTCAGGCTCAATATGTGCAATATGTGGAGGACCTGTCTGATCTTGTTCTTGTTTATGTTTATGTAATAACCTAGCCCATTTTGGAATATCATAATCATGATTTTTTTCTTCTAAGACCTTTTCACTTGGCTGAGGGTTATACATCGATGTATAAACTTGATTAATATCACTTACGTAACTTGGGTCGGTCATACCTATATTTATTCGACCTTTGTATATCTTAAGCAATTATACCCAAGGAGCTGTAGGAGGAGTTGTAATCGGTTCTTCTACTTCAATAATATTACCATCATCATCAATTTCTGGAATTCCATCTCTTAGTAACTCTAACGTTATTTTTATACCAAAAGTCGTTAGCAATAATACAATTAAAATAATTGATAGTAGAATGGTAGCTACTAAGGATAGAGGTATTATTATTAAGGAAGGTATTAAAAGTAAACATGTAATAATAATACGTGATAACAGCTTAGGTTTTTCCGGAGATATCATTGCTCCAAACATGGCTGCAGTCATTATGGACGACATTGTCCAACATAGAATACCTATAAAGATACTTACTTCAATAAACATATATTTATTATATATTAATTATTTAGTTAATCAACTACTGCACCTGTTGCAAAATACGTATAAGTATCATCCGGATTAAATCGAGCTGTACATTGTTTAATAATTTCCTGCGCTTTTTGTTTACCATGCCAGTCGTTTACTTGTACAAACTTGTCATTAAGATCTTTATAATGCTTAAAGAAGTTTGAAGCTACTTTAAAAAACATAGGATCAATATCTTTTAACGAGCGATAGTTTTTAATATGTGATGTAGGTGCTCCTAAAATTTTCCAATCTCTTCCACTATCATCTTCCATATCTAATACACCAATTACGTTACATTCTACTAAAGTCTCTCTTTGAATTGGGGTATCATTATATATAAGAATATCTAAAGGATCTCCATCCTCTGCTAATGTAGAAGGAACAAATCCATAGGAACATGGATATTGCATTGAGCTCGGTAGACAACGATCTAATTGGAACATATCTAGCTCCGGGTTGTATTCATACTTAGCAGATGTTCCTTTAGGTATTTCTACAATAGCATTAATAATTTTTGGAGTATCTTTATGAACTTCTACAAGTTCCAAATTCCGCCTTTTTTTACTTTCGAAAGCACGTCTTGTAATATTATTAATATCCCGCTTATACACGAAGATATTTACTCATGCTCTAAACCATGTCCAGCTAATTTAAATCTTTTCGCCTTTTTCTGGTGGTGGTATTTCTATACCTTCAGGATCTTGTTGCTCTATTTGTTCAGCTACAACCGCTGGATCTTTTCCTGACATTGTTTTAACAGCTACATATGGTGTAGTAGCTGCTGAACGAACCCCTGGATGTGTTACATGTACATCATCTTGAGCTATAATAACACCCGGTTGACCATTAGATGTTGCAGCTGGAGGATGATGACCATTACCTAATTTAACTTTAGCAGCTGTGTGTGCACCGACATTACCTCCAACATATATACCAAAGACCCATTTCATCATATCAGCCCACCCAGCGAAGTCTGTGTGGTTTGTAAATACAAAAGCAGTAGCTGCTATGAATAGAGCTAAACCTGCTATAAATTTACGAGACTTAATCACTATAAAGGGGTATCTTCTACAACGTCTTTAAATGCTTTATCTTCATCAGTCACATTTATATCCTCAACGCCTTCTGCATCTTCGCTAGCAGCTGCTAATCCAATAAGTTTATCCAAATTTGGACAGCCACCACCTTCTTCTTCCTCAATATCCGGATCTAATTCTGCTATAGGACCGGGCAACTCGCCCTCAGCATCATATGTATTAGCATCCGGGTTTTTACGCTCATAGAGAGAAGCATACGCTTCTTCTAAAAGCTCTTTCTCTCTAGCGTTTTTATTCATTAGTCAGTAGCGTGGCCTTTGTCAGCTCCAGTATAGCCGTGAGCAGCTCCCATCTGATTCATCTTATCTTCGTATGACTCATCTTCATGATGATCTTCACCATCTTCTCCATGATAACCATATTCATCACGAGCTAAAGAATCTCTTGTGTGAGCTGAAAGACTACCATTTTGATTTAACTCTTCGCGAGCCTTATCAAGTAACGCTTTACCAGCAGTATGCTTCTTTTCAACTGCATCAAGCAATTGCTTATCAGAATCATGTCCTGTTTTATCTTCACCGTCTTCACTAGCCATATGATCTGCAGCGTGTTGTGCTGCAATACCTGTGCCTTGAATTGAGTGTGCTCCACCTAACATAGCGCCGTAAGCTTCGCTAAGTAGGTCCATATCTTTTTTGAAACCATTGTGTTGTTTGCCCATAGTAATATTATTTATACAATAAAGTTTATTTTTATACCTTTTCGATCGAAGATCACGCGGCAAAAAATTTCTGCGGGTGGTCTCACATTAATAATATTAATAGTATATCAGGATTTCCATTAAAACTTCCAATTGGATTAGAAGTTGATTTTATATTATAATATACGTGTCCTGTTGAATTAGAATTATGAATGAAGATAATATAATAAAACAGGTGCGTATTGGCAGTAACCATGTCTGTCTAAAACGCTTTTATGTTAGTAATGAGAGAAAGTTCTTTATAAGTGCACAAGGACCTCACTATACTATATGGAAACGAACTAGAGGAAGTATCCATAAAGCTAAAGAGATATACTTTAGATATAAAGTAGGTGCATGGCTTATAGAGATATGTGGTAATTGGTACCCAGCTACTAATTTAATTTGCTGGATAATGCACAGAATTATATAAATTAGTCTTGGTTCTCTATCCACGTGTCAGCTTCTTCTGCTGTAACCGTCCACCATACCTGATTACCTGCTGAATCTTTAATATAATATATTGGCTCATCTCCTTTACCGCCGGAGAGTATAGCATTTTCTGTAAGATGTTTAGTATATGCCATTATTGCTTATCTATCCATTCTTGTGCGTCAGCTTCTGAACATGCTGACATTACCCAATTATTAGAACTATCTAAGATCTTAAATGGCGGAGCCTCGCCACCGGCAGACAAAGGCAAACTAGAAGTATCTACTATTGTGTAAGACATTAGACGTCTATTACTGTTTCTGACTCACCACCTAGCTTAGCAAATGCAGCAACCAGCTCATCATAGGCTTCTGATCCATCGTCAGTAAGATACTCTGCTGTTAACGGAGTATTGTGATAATCTTTTACTGCTTGGTCGTATTCTCTCTCAATCATACTCATACCTCTCTGATATGGGTGATTACTTAAAAAGTCTTGTAGCTTATCTATCTCATCGTTAATCTTGTTCATCTCATCCTCTTTACCTTCTCTACGTGCCTTTAAACGATTTAATCCTAATCTAGCTTTCTGACTCCTAGCCTTATTGTATGACTCATAATCATTCTCTTCTTTGAACTGATCTGTCTCATATTCTCTAACTTTAGGTCTTTTCTTTCCTACATCCCTATTAACAAAGCGTGTTAGCTTATTAACAAAGTCTGTAGCATCTCTATCACTACCTTCTCTTTGACCACCAATACCATACTTGTTACCCATGTATAGATTCATATAAGAGCCATCATCTAAGATTTGACTAATAGTCCTACCTTCTAAAGATCTAAGAAAATCCTCAAGGGTACCCCCTTTCGGTATTAGAGCCGTAGTTTTATCTTCTAGATATATCTTAAAGGATTTCATTTAGAACTTCAAAATCAATGTTACCAGCATGTGAGAGCTCTTTATGCATCTGATTGATATCATATTGATTACCATCCTTGATATCAATTCTCTTAGTAAATACATTATCTCCCTTGATACCAACAACTAACTCATAATATGATTCACCCCTGTATATATTACCAACTTCAACAGAATCTTCTGCTTTATACTTATCAGACATATCTCTATATGCATCAGCCTCTGAATCATATGCCGCTTCTTTACCTTGCTCGTATTCGTATCTATCAACGTCAGCGCGCTCAGCTCGTGATTCATCAGCCTCTGTATAGACGTTACCATAAGCTTCTTCTAGAAGCTCTTTCTCTCGTGCGTTTTTATTATAAGTTTCGGACATATTATTATTTAGTCTCTACCAAGGTACTCCTGTTAAACACGTAGTAGGAGTAGCTCGAGCTGCAGCGATCTGAGCGGTAAGAGTCTGTATTCGTGAATTATAACCCTCTGTGGCTTTCATGAAGTTTAAAACATCAGACTCTGTTAATGATTTAAAAGCAATAAAACTACTTGGATCCGGAGCTGCAATTTCGATACCACATGCGTTGAACTCTATAACTGTACCGCGGTCATTTCCACTCAAATCGTATTGTACAGCGATCACCACATCACTTAAACCATCAGATTCATATTTAACTTCTAATTTATTTATTGTTGTTTTTATTGTTGCAGCCATGCCAATATTTATGTAACCCCTCCCAAATATAAAGGTTTCCGGTATATGCTAAAAAATTTTGAAGACATGTGCCTCTAACACGTTGTTACCTTTGCCTCTATATAACCAATCTCGAACGCTGACTGTCTCTAGAGGGGGGTCTCTCTGCGTACGGGGTCGAGAGAGAGAAACCTCTCTCGCTCAGTTACCCGAAACGAGAGAGGCTTTTGTTATGCCGATGAGAAAGTTACATTAGATCTTCTTCCATACTGCCCTAGAACCTCTACCATACTTCTTAAGCTTCTTATCATCTACGAGCTGCTTAAGCGCTACGTACGTCTGACCTTTAGTAAGGTTAAAGGTTGACATTACCTTCTGCTCAGTAATGTTAGGCGGGTCCATCTTGAGGATATTCTTCTTAAGCTCAGCCTTCCTATCCTTCTTGGACTTAATCTTCTTACCAGTCGTTACCTTCTCGCCGATATGGAAGCCCTTATGGCCCATAATGGCTTGTACATCGATGCACTGACCGAAGCGGTTCTTCGATACTGAGATGATACGAGTAGTATCGTCGTCCGACTCGAGGTCATGACTGATCATCATATTGACATCGACGGAGTGAGGTACGAGAGTCGAGCCCTTCAACTGGCCACTCTTAGTAAGGTGCATAATAAAGATCAACACACACTCGGTCTCCTTAGCTTTATTGCACAGCGTACTGATGGCGTACTGCTCCAGCTGCCTACTATTCATCTTAGTCTTAGTAGTCAGAGCCTGGAACGAATCGACGACCATCACATCGTTATCTTCCATCGCCTTAGCGATCGTATCGATATCGGTAACGTTAGCGATCTTCACACCTTTGACGTTAAGGCGCCTACAAGTAAAGGCGAGCTGGAAGCAGTTCTCCTCCCCAGAGGCGTAACCGGTAGCGTACCCAGCCTGCGACAAGTTCTCAAGTAGCTGGAGGGCGAACGTAGTCTTGCCGCACCCAGCCTGAGCCGTCAGCGTAATAGAAGCCCCAGGCAGGAGCCCTTCTCCAAAAAGCTTATCGAAGTCCTGTACTCCGGACTTCATACGATTAAAAAAGATCTCAGGGATCTCAATATTACCTACTGCGGTAAAGTCTGTCTGGTCAATTCCTAGTTTCATCTGCATAACAATATTATAGTATAGTTCCTTGTATTAGAGCCAATCCTGGCACCTTGCTTCTTCATGCATCTTCAAAGCCTTCTCGAGCTTCTCCGCAATCTCCGGGTTATCTGCTTTCGTCCATCCAATAAGGAAGCACAGTTCATCTCTTAGTAGTGTAGCGGCTGAGCGCTCCTCTGTTAGTTTTTCAAAGTCTGTTTTCGGCATACTCTTATTATATTAGAGTTCCTTTAACGTATCTACAACTATCTGACACACACCATCGATAACGTCTTCCGACCCTTCCGGCAGGACTGATTGAATCCCATCCAAATATGCAATCAAATTCGCCTGCAGATTTTCGCTAATGTTTCTCAACTCTTCTGGCATACTGTTATTATAGGCTAGTTCCTTTACCAGCGAT